ATGGAATTAGAAGTTAGTAGTATTAGATACTTTAAAACTAATAGAGGAATAGGGTATCAAGCAAAAACAAATTTAAAAGGAGTACAAATTCTTAATGATGGAAATGGGGGGGAAACTTACCTAGAAACAGAAACTCCAAAAAGAGAAAATAAAGAACTCTACAAACTTACAGAATGTGAATTAGAAGATTTGATAACTGATTACGAGATATCAGTAAATCAATTTGATACAATTGAACATAGAATGTATAGATAAGAATTATGAGGTAGATAATATCTACCTTTTTTTATAGCATAAAATCCTTTGCGACTAATATAGGTATATAAGAAATGGAAAACTACAAAATCGTAAGCAAAAACACGGGAGCTACTTACTTCCTAAACAAAAAAGAATATGAAACATTCTTATCAAAAAACAAAATGTACATAGATGGTTGGTTTAAATATGAAATACACAATCTAACTAAAGAGAAAGCAAGAAGAAGAAATAAGATATTAGACCTACTTGCTTACTTATGTATAATAGGAGCTTCAATATTAGGTACTTTACTTTACATTCAAAACTACTGCTAAGATGACAATACTAGACGCGGAATATTTAGAGTACTCTTGTTATATTGACTATAACAAACCTAAGTTCTCAAATCTTTTAGAAAGAGATTTAGACAATACGAAAGTAATAGCTGATGAATGGTATTTAAAACCTATGTACGAGCAGTTAAGCTTTACTTCATACGATAGGGCTTCAGGGCATTTTAATAATGACTTATCTTACAACAGGCGTTCAGTAGTTGTGGTAGGAACTGAATTACAAATCTATAACAAGTTTTGTGAGATGATAGAGAAATATGGTTGGCAACTTCAGGATAGTTGGGATAGAGAACTAAAGCCTGGATATTTAAAATGCTATAAATCAAATAATAATTCACCAATAATAATTAACTTAATATGAGCCAAGAGGGAATACACAAAAGACTGCACGAAATAAACACTTTTCAATGTGTAGATAACGAACTATACCTAAGAGGTAAAGACGAAATGGGAAATGACTTTACATTATGCTTTGATGCTTTTAACTTCTTAGAATGGATAGACAAAGAACAAATAGATTATATAAAACAAAAAGTAATTGAATATGTTGAAGAAAAATAATTTTATTACTTTTGAACAAAATTATTAACAGGCAAAAACCCTAGCCGATAAATATAGGTAGAATATATGAAAACAGAAAAACTAAAAGAAATGTTTTACAAGTACAATCTTGTAAAAGACACAGATGTGTTCCGACATCAACATTTTGTAATCTTAACTAGGTCAGGGATAGAGAAAATTATGGCTCAGGAATTAATACAAGTTAGATTTGAAGTAGTTGTATCACAAACTAATTTTGCAGGAGTTAAAGCTATTGCAACTAAAGATGACAAAACTATTGAAACTTACGGCTCAGCACTTAAAGGAGAAGGTTTTAAGGACGGAAATTGTAACACTTGGTATGTCTTAGAGATGGCTGAGAAAAGAGCTTTAGCAAGAAGTATTTTAAAGCTTTTAAATTTGTACGAAATAAACGTCAAGTCAGAAGATGAAGCAGAAGATTTTAAAAAGAGTAATAACTAAATAAATAAATAAAAATGGAAGTAACAGGAACAGTATTAAAAAAACTTGAATTAGAAACAGGAGTATCTAAAGCAGGTAAAGAATGGAAGAAACAATCTATCTTAATTGACACAGGTGGGGAGTTTAACAATGAAGTCTGTATAAGTGCCTTTGGTGATAAATTAGAGCAAATGAACAAGCTAGAGGTAGGCATGAAAGTATCAATTCTTTGTAATGTTTATTCTAGAGAATACAATGGTAGATATTTTCACAATATAGATGGCTACTTTTTCACTAATCAGAGTAATAAATCTTCAGACAAAATACAGAATGGAGAAGAAGATATGCCTTTCTAAGATGAATACAGAAGAAAACTTTAAAAACCTTTGCGACCTTACTACAAGTTTAGTAGGGTTGCCTAAAGGCTCTCTAGCTTTAAAAACTAGAAAGACAGAATATCAAGTGCCTAGAATGGTAGCAGCTATGATTTCAAGACTAGAAGATGAAACTCACAGGGATATAATTGCTAAAGTATTGGGTAGAGATAGAACAAGTGTTAATCATTATGAAAGATGTCACTCAGCTAACTACTCATCTTTCCCTTTGTATCGTGACACCTTCAACAAAGTGTACAATGCTTATACGGAAATCAAAGACGCTAAATTAACTTTCATTGACTTGTATAATTTACAGGAACATCTGAGAAAAAACGGCATACACGATAGCCCAAAACATCAGACTACTATCCGTATCAGTACAGGTAAATTTGGAACTGATGTTAAAGTTTCTTACAAAGACTTTTATAATCAATTAGAATTATGTAAGTTAGCCCTTCAAAATTATCAACACGAAATAGAAGTTATATGAAACATTTACTAAGTAGTTCAGCTTTTTTAATAGTGAACAAGCAATTGGCGAAGCAGGTAGGGTTGAAGGGTGCAGTCCTACTTGCCGACCTAATTAGCAAAGAAGAATACTTTATTGCTAACGGAATGACTGATGGTTGGTTTTTTAATACAGCTAAGAATATAGAAGATGATACTTGTTTGACTTCACACCAACAAAGGAAGGCAATTAAGAACTTAAAAGAATTAGGAATAATAGAAACTAAAGTAGTAGGTATTCCTGCAAAGCAGCACTTTAAAATAATTGAAAACAAGTTGTTAAGTTATTTCAATACTAGTTGTGAAGAAACTGCAAAACTAGTTGTTAAAAAAACGCAAACTATTAATAAGAATAAAGAAATAAAAATAAATAATAATACTATATCTTATACCAAAAGATTAGAGAATTTTTATAATGAAGTTTTTAGTTTTGATTATACTAAAGAAACTTTAACTGATTTTTATGAATATTGGACTGAACCTAATAAGTCAAAAAGAATGAAATTTGAACTTTGCAAAACTTGGGAAACAAAAAGAAGATTAAAGACTTGGGCTAACAATCAAAAGAAATGGGATAAACCTAAAACAAAAACAATGTCTAAATTAGACGCACAAATTAATGCTTGGCACGAAGCTAAAAAATTAATATGAAACCCTTAAAACAAGAAAACTTAAAAGAGCTGACTGAAAAAGTCTTAGACTTAGTTGCAAAGACATCAGTTGAAATAGGGCATAAATCAGACCCACAAACTATGGCAAGCCTTAGCAAGATATTTGCAGCAGACTTAATAAAAGAAAAGCGTTTTGGCAATATGAGCTTTAACCAAGTATCTGATGCCTTTCACTATGGTGTAAGATTTGGTAAAGATGAACCCTTTTTAAATATCAGAACTTTTTACAAATGGACATATAAAATGAAAGAGATGTGCGACAATGCCTACTATGAAGTACACACTTTAGGAAAGCCAAAAGGAAAGACCTTATGGTATCAAGAACCTTTAAAACTATTAAAATGAATAAACCATTAAATGAACCAAAAGAAAGAACTGAAGAAGAAAAGCTTTGGGAGTTAGGAAGCAAAGCAGAACCTAAAGATGAAGAAGAAGAAAGAACATCAGAATGTTGCGGAAGAACTATGCACCAGGACAGCGACCTTTGTCCTACTTGTTTAGAACACATATAAAATGAAAATACTAAATTTATATGCTTGTCTAGGTGGTAACAGGTACAAGTGGAATGAAGTAAAAGAAGATATAAAGGTTACAGCTGTAGAGCTTGACCCTGAATGTGCTAGACTTTATCAAGAGAGATTTCCTGATGATACTGTAATTATAGCTGACGCACATCAATACTTGTTAGAACATTACAAAGAATTTGATTTTATTTGGAGTTCTCCACCTTGCCCTAGTCATTCAAGGTCTAGGTATTGGGGCTTTGGTCTTAATGGTAAAAACCCTGTTTATCCTGATATGAAACTATATGAAGAAATTATATTTTTACAATATCACTGTAAAACAAAATATGTGATAGAAAATGTTATCCCTTACTATGAGCCAATGTTTAACCCTAAAAAAAGAGGAAGGCATTTATATTGGACTAACTTTAATTTACCAAATGAATTAAGCAAAAGAAAAGATAAAGGGTTAATAAAAGAAGGTAGGTTAGGTTCACTAAGTAAATATCACGAATACGATTTTACAAAATATAAAGGAAAACAAAGAACATTAAAGATAGCAAGAAACCTGGTGGACTATGAAGCAGGTAAAACTATATTTGAAACAATGCTAGGTATAGTAAGAAAAGAAGATATTAACCAAACAGAACTATTTTAAAATGAAGATATTAACAATCGTATGGGGAATAATAATTGTCTTATGTGTTTTAGAAGCAATTTTCTGTACTAAATTTGACGAATATGAAAACAATTAAAATTACATCAGGGGAAGTAAAAAGCCAATCAGATGCAGTTCTCTGGCATTTAAAAACTTATGGAAGTATTACAAGCTATGAAGCTATAAAAGAATATGGAGCTACTAGACTTTCAGCTATTATTTTTAATCATAGAAAAGAAGGTTACAATATAGACAGTATGCCTTTGACTAAAAAGACAAGATTTGGAAGAAATACAACTATTGCTAAGTATATCTACACAGCACCACCTCAAGAGCTTATACAGGAAATGCTATGGCATTAAAAACTATAAGCAAATTAAAAAAGGAACTAGACAAGTGGTTCAGTCTTTACATAAGACTTAGAGAAGCAAACGAATTTGGTATGGTACAATGCTTTACTTCAGGAAGGATTTATCATTATAAAAAAATTCACGCAGGACACTTTATGTCAAGAAGACATTTATCGACAAGGTGGTGTGAAACAAATGTACAACCGCAATCTGCTGCTGATAATTTATTTGGTCAAGGTGAACAATTTAAGTTTGGTCTAAACTTAGATGGAAAATATGGAGAAGGAACTGCTGAAGAACTACAGTATAAATCAAGAACAACTTTGAAGATAAGTCGTGTTGAATATGAAGAAAAAATAAGTTATTACAAATCACTTGTTGATAAGTTAAAAAAAGAAAAAGGAATTGAGTAAACTTTTTTACTAAGTTTGACGTATGATAGAGCCGATATATGCAAGCGAGGAACATAAGAACATAATAGAAACTTATTTAATGATGTGCCAAGAGTTTTCAAAAGACGTAAGCACAAAATCAAGATACAATAATTATTTAGATGTAGTTGATACTATTTTAGAATATCATAATGAATACGGAACAAAAGTGAAAGGAAACAACTACTATGATTGGCTAATGATTATTCCTATAAACTTATCGGTAGCTACAAATGGTTTCTTTGCAGGACTAGAAACAAAAGGAAATTCAACAATTATTAGAAGCTATAAAATAATATTAGATGAATTAGTACACGAGGTTGCAAATAAGATTGACAACTTAAAAGTGCAGCATGAATAAAATCTATCAGGAAATATCTAGTCTAAGTTCTAAGTTCAGAACAATGTGTTATGGACTTACGCAAGATGAAGAAGCTATTAATGACGCTGTACAGGAGCTTATGCTTTACTACTTACAGATGAACCCTGACACTCTAAAAGGTATTTGGGAAAAAGACGGACAAGATGGATTGATAAGGTATGGAGCCGTAGTATTAAGAAGGAGCTTAACAAGTGCAAGAAGTCCTTTCTATTATAAGTATAAAAAATACTACACTCATATACAGAATTTTTACGAAACAAATGTTACTGAAGGAAATCATAAGAACCTGTACAATATGCCTGAAGTAATAGAAGAATACAAATGGACTAAGCTAGAAGAAATTGACCAAGTGTTAGACAAGCAAACTTGGTACGATAAAAAAGTATTTGAATTGTATTACTCAGGCGAAACACTTGACAGTCTAGCGAGTAAGACAGGAATAAGCAGAAACAGTTTATTTACTACAATAGATAAAGTAAGGGAAATACTTAAAAAAGAATTGAATGAAGATTACTAACGAATGTAATATGGAGTTAATGTCTAGGTATGAAGATAATCACTTTGACTTAGCAATAGTAGACCCTCCTTATGGGTTGGGGTTAAAAATGCAAAAATTCACCAAACCAAGCAGACCTAATTCATACAAAACACCCCCTAAGCACAAAGGATTTAATGATACTAATAGACCTTGTAAGAAATATTTTAAAGAATTAAAAAGAATTTCAAAAAATCAGATAATTTGGGGAGGACAATATTTTTGTGATTTATTACCAATAAATGGAAGTTGGATTTTTTGGAATAAAATGAACGGAGAAGGTTCACATTTCGCAGACGGAGAACTTGCTTATACATCATTTACAAAATCTTTAAAAATGTTTTCCGTTAGCACTTTTCATAATACAAGAGGTGGAAAAGATAGAATACACCCTACACAAAAACCTGTTAAACTTTATGAATGGCTCTTAATGAACTATGCAAAAGAAGGAGATAAGATACTAGACACACATTTAGGAAGTGGAAGTATTGCTATTGCTTGTCATAACTTAAAATATGACTTAACAGCTTGTGAGTTGGATAAAGAATATTATAAGGCAGCTATGGAAAGAATTAATAATCATACAGCACAATTAAGGATAATATGAATAAGTTTTTTGTACCTAACGAAATTTATGAAGATAGAATAGCAATATGTAAGGGGTGTGTTTACTATAAATCTTTATTAGGAAATTGCTCCATTTGTAAATGCTTTATGAAAGTCAAAGCACGAATAGCACCTATGGCTTGTCCTCAAAAGTATTGGGATAAAACAACAGAAGTAGAAACTCCTGATACTTTGCCACAGGAAATAGTAGATGAGATTTTAGATATGTGGAAAGACTTAAAAACAGGCAGAGCAAAAGACCAAGCAGCTAAAAAAAGAATGATTGAAACTTATAATACAATATACAATACTAACTACAGTCCTAGAACGAATTGCGGCTCTTGTATTTCAACCTGCTTTGATGGAATAAAAAAACTTTATAATGAATACAAATAAAACAATAGATATGAAAAGAACTTACAAAACAATTAAATGGGTTTTGAACAGCCACATTAAAAAGAATGTCAGAAGCCTTTGGACTTGGGAAGACGATAACTTTACTTGTATCTTTGAAAACTATGATGGTGACAGTAGAATATATACACCGCACCAATTATTAAAACTATTAACAAATGAAACAAAATAATAAACTAATTAAAAACCTAGAAACTATGCCACCAATTGAATTACAAGAAGTACCTGATTACTATAAAGGAAAGAATGGATATATGGCTAAAGATGTTGTAAGCAACTTTAACCTCAGCTACAATATAGGTACAGCCGTTACTTATCTTTTGCGAAGTAAGAACAAACATAATGATGGAGGAGTTGAAGATATTAGAAAAGCAATAAATCACTTACACTTTGAACTAGATAGAATACACAATGACACTATATAGTTGCGAATGTGGAAAGACTATGGAAATAGGGAAGGCTACAATAGTCCTAAGAGATAAGAAATGGGTAACTAAGGAAGCTCAATGCGAATGTGGAAAGTATATGGATAGCAAACCAACAGAAGGAATACCAACGCTTAAAAGAACTGAACCTAGTTTAAGCAAACAAAGAGACAATCTTTGGAAAGAAGCTAAAGAAACTCTAACAGGAACACGTGGAATAAATGAAGACTACTAAATAAATAAACAAAAATTCTATTATATACTAAGACACTACATTATGAAACAACAAGTTAAGATAAGTAAAGTAAAGGGAAACCCTGACAATCCTAGAATAATAAAAAACGATAAATTCAAAAAGCTAGTGAAGTCAATACAAGAATTCCCTGAAATGTTAAAGTTAAGACCTATTGTAGTTGATGAAGATATGATGGTGCTTGGTGGCAATATGCGACTTAAAGCAAGTAAAGACGCAGGGCTTAAAGAAGTATGGATAGAAGTAGCTGAAGGACTTACTGAAGAACAAAAGAAAGAGTTTATCGTTAAGGACAATGTAGGTTTTGGAGAATGGGAATGGGATATGTTAGCTAATGAATGGGATAGTGTACAACTTGCTGAATGGGGTTTAGATGTATGGCAGAATGAAGATGATATAAAAGAAGAAGAAGAAGTTTATACAAAGAATATTGAAGCTCCTACTTATGAACCTAAAAATGAAAAGCCAAAAGAAGAAGAACTTTACAATGAAGATAAAGTAAAAGAGCTAATAAAAAAGATAGGGCTTTCTAATATAGAAAAGGAAGAAAAAGAATTTTTAATAAAAGCAGCTTACAGGCATACAGTATTTAATTATCAAAGTATTGCAGACTTCTATGCTCATTCTAATAAAGAAGTTCAGGAATTAATGGAAGATAGTGCTTTAGTTATAATTGATTTTAATAAAGCTATTGAGAATGGATATGTTAAACTCAGTAAGGAAATAGAACAATCATATTTAGCAGATTATGGAGAATAAAGATTTTGCAATATTTATACTAACTTACGGAAGAGCTGACAGAGTTATAACTTATGAAACTTTAAAAAAACGAGGATATACAGGTAAAGTATATTTTATATGTTCAGATGATGATAAAGAATTAGAAACATATCAAAACTTATATAAAGACAAAGTTATTGTATTTAGTAAAAAAGATTATAAGAACAAATTTGATATAGGAGATAATTTTGATGATGAAAGAGTAGTTGTTTATGCAAGAAATGCTTGTTTTGATTTAGCTAAAAAGATAGGTATTAAATACTTCTTAGTATTAGATGATGACTATATTGCTTTTCATTATCGTTTATATTATATGAATAAGCCCGAGCAGATAAGAAATTTAGATACAGTCTTAGAATTAATGTTAAACTATTACAAAAATATTCCTGCTAAAACTATTGCAATGTCACAAGGTGGAGATTTTATTGGTGGAGCAGGAAACTCTTATGCTACAAACCCTAAGCTCAGAAGAAAATGTATGAATAGTTTTTTATGCTCAATTGATAGACCTTTTAACTTTGTAGGCAGAATAAATGAAGATGTAAATACTTATGTGCAAAATGCTACTACAGGAGATTTATTTTTTACTTTACCTATATTATCACTAAGTCAAAAAGTAACTCAATCAAATGAAGGTGGACTAACAGAAATATATTTATCAAAAGGAACTTATGTAAAATCTTTTTATTCAGTTATGTACACACCTTCAGCAGTTAAGGTATCATTAATGGGTGATAAGCATATGAGGTTACATCATAGAGTAAGTTGGAAAAATACAACACCTTTAATATTAGAAGAAAAATACAAAAAATAAATGGAACAAAATAGAACAAAGATTAACAAAGACAGATTACTTAAAGCTTTAGAAAGTTCACTAGGAGTAATTACAACAGCTTTAAAAGCAACTGACCTAAGTAGAACAAACTTTTATAAGTGGCTAAAAGAAGACGAAGAATTTGCAGCTAAGGTTGAAGAAATAGAAAACATACAGCAGGACTTTATTAAGTCTAAGTATTATGAATGTGTAAAGGACAAAGTACCTTCAGTTGTAATACACGCAGCTAAGACTAGACTTGGTTGGAACGAAACAAACAGGGTAGATATAACTTCAGGTGATAAAGCAATTAATATGCCTGTAATAACATTTGTTGAAACTGATACTGAATAAGAAATACAATCCATTATTTTCATCTGATGCTCGTTACTTTATAATTACAGGCGGTAGGGGTTCAGGTAAGTCTTTTGCTGTAACAGTTTTTCTTACTTTACTTACTATGACTAAAGGGATAAGAATACTCTTTACCCGGTACACTATGACTTCAGCTCACCTTTCAATCATTCCTGAGTTCTTAGAAAAGATAGGGCTGCTAGGTTTTGATGAAGTATTTAGTATTAATAAAGCAGAAGTAGTAAATACAAGCAATCAGTCAGACATTCTATTTAGAGGAATTAGAACCTCAGCAGGTAATCAAACAGCTAGTCTAAAATCATTACAGGGCATAAGCACCTGGGTGCTTGATGAAGCTGAAGAATTAGTTGATGAGAATATCTTTGACACTATTGACTTGAGTATTAGAGAAAAAGGAATACACAATAGAGTTGTATTAATATTGAACCCTGTTACTAAAGAACATTGGATATATAAAAGGTTCTTTGAGGACAAAGGAGTTGAAGGCGGTTTTAACGGCTTTAAGGACAATGTATGCTATATACATACTAGTTACCTAGATAACATAGTAAACCTCTCACAGAGCTTCCTAGAGCGTATTAAGAGCATAAAGCACAGGAACTTTAAAAAATATCAACACAAAATCTTAGGTGGGTGGTTAGACAAAGCAGAAGGAGTTGTATTTGAGAATTGGAGCATAGGCGAGTTCAATCCTGATGGCCTACAAACTTCTTGTGGAATGGACTTTGGTTTCTCAGTAGACCCTGATAGTCTTACGGAAGTGGCTATTGACAAGAAGAAACATAAGATATATTTAAAAGAGCATATCTACAGGAATGGCTTGAAGTCAAATGAGTTGGCACAAATCATATTAGATAAAGTAGGTAGCAAACTTATCATAGCCGATAGTGCAGAGCCAAGACTAATAGCCGATTTAAGACACTTAGGAGTAAACATCAAACCTGTAAAAAAAGGAACTATTGAAAGTGGAATAACTCGTATGCAAGACTATGAGCTTGTCATAACTCCTGAAAGTACAAACATAGCTAAAGAGTTGAACAATTATGTATTTGCAGATAAGGGTTCAAAATTATACCAAGACGCATTCAATCACGCAATAGATGGTGTTAGGTACAATGTTATATACCACTTAGATAACCCTAACGCAGGGAAGTATTACGTACAGTAAACTAAAATCAATTAATTTCTATTATATATTAGATGAAAGTAAAAATCAAGAAGGAAGGAAAAGAAAAGAAGTTCAAGTTAATAAGCAGTTGGGAAGATGTAAGTTTAGAGAAGTGGCTAAAGCTTATTAGATTTCAAGAGGGCAGCAAGACAGAGGAAGCAGAAAAAACAATAGCTGAACTTTCAAACATTCCTAAGAAGTTGATAAAGGAGTTGGCTTTAAAAGATGTCGCTTTAATAATGAGTAAGCTAGCTCAGTTACAGCATAAGCAAAACAGCTCTTTAAAAAGGATAATTGAAATAGAAGGAGTAGAGTACGGCTTTCACCCTGACTTAGACAGCATTACATTGGGTGAGTATGCCGACATAGAAACTTTTATTAAGAACGGAATTGAAAAACATTTGCCTGAGTTGATGGCTGTATTGTATAGACCGATAAAAGAAAAGAAGAATGACATTTATATTGTTGAAGCTTATGATGGTAATATACGGCTCAGGGCAGAAGAAATGAAAAAGATGTCAGCTGAACAAGTGCAGAGTGCATTGGTTTTTTTTTACGCTTTCGTGACAGAATTGTCAAAGACTTTGCAATCGTGTTTGACGGAAGTGCTGATGGAAACGAAGATGCAATAGCAACAGAAAGCTTTGCCGAGAGATGGTCGTGGTTTGGTGTCATGTATCGCTTGTGTAATGCTGAGATAGTAAACTTAGAAAGGATAACGAATTTAGGATTGTTAGAATGCTTAACTTGGTTAAGTTATGAAACAGACCTAAACTCACAAAATAAAGTACAAAGAAATGGTAAACAATAAAACATATAATAATGTAGTAAACACTTTACTAAGACTTGGTGAGTATCACGAACAAATTAGTACGACTTCAGTAGGTGATGTTTACGACCTCAATCTTGAGAAGATGGAGAAGTTCCCTTTAATGCACATAAACCCTACATCAGTTGTAACAGGTGATAGTCAATTGACATATAACTTTCAAGTGTTTATTTGTGATATGGTTTCTGAGAAGTCAGATTGGCAAACGAAACAGCACGAGCTTTTAACTAAGCTAGTAAACACAGAGAATAACGAACAGGAAGTATTCAATCAGACTTTGCATATTTGTACAGATATAATAGGTATGCTTAGACACAGTTCAAGACAATCAATAGACGGAGTTAATGATATTAACGAACCTATCTATTTTACACAAGACCAATTTACAATTGAGCCGTTTCAGGAAAGGTTTGATAACTTATGCTGTGGCTATGTGTTTAATATAGGCGTATTAGTTCAAAACGATTTTCAAACTTGTAATATTCCTGTTAGTGCAAGAGGTGCAGGATATTAATGTTCAAATTTAAGATAGGAAGATTAATAGTTCAAATAGGGTGGAAGAAATTTAAAATAACAATAAAATTATAAAATGGCAGATTTAACAACAACAATTACAGAGAATGTCGTATTAAACGGCTCAGTAAGAGGTTCTTCAAATACTTTAACAACTACAGACATAGTAGATGTATTTGAAAGAATATTAACTTGTACTCACTCACAGACTACAACAGTAGCAGTATTCAATTCAACACCTTACGGAGCAGATGGAGCTTTAGATGTAGAAAACTGTAAATATCTAAGAGTTACTAATTTAAGTGACGACCAAGATATGAAAGTGGCTTTTGTAACAGCAGCTACAAACTATCAAGTAACAGTAAGAGCAGGGGGTTCTCATATCTTATTTCAAGCAGAAGAAGTATTGATAGGTGAAGAAGATGCAAGTCCTGCTTTCCCTACACTTGAAGACTTAGTTACTGTAGAGGTAAGACCTTCAGCAACAACTGATGTTCAGGTAGAAGTGTTTGTAGCACTAGTGTAATGAACATAAAGTCACTTGAAAGATACCTTAACAGCTTTGGCAGTCAAGTAGTCAAACAAGCTAAAGGAAACTTGTCAGCAGCAGGTAAGGGCGGAGCTTTGGAAAACTCGATTGATTTCTTTGTTATAAGAAAGGGCGGCACAGTTACAGTTAGATTTAAGATGGCTGCTTATGGTAAGTATGTAGATAAAGGGGTTTCAGGGAATAAAGTAAAAAGAAGCTTTCAAGATTACAAAGGTGAAACAAAGCTAAGTCCTTTTAAGTACACAACAAAAGGACCGCCTATTGACATTTTATCAAAGTGGGTAAAAAGAAAAGGAATAAAAGGGCATGGAATGAAGAAGGGTAGAGATAAAAATACAGGTAGGTATATATCAGGTTTAGCTATCTATATAAGTCATAAGATTAAAGTTAGAGGAATACAGGGTATTAGCTTCTTTCAGAAACCTTTAATGCTTGGAATGAAAGATTTTAGTGATAAGTTTGGAGCTGCAATAAAAGAAGATATATTAAATAGTTTAAGACAACAAAAAATAGCATAATGGCAACACTAATAGAACAAAAACCTTTATACACTCAACTTCCTGTTGGACAAGAAGTTATCTTTGTAGTGTCAAATAATACAGTAGTAGCAAATCAGTTACAAGTAAGATTTCTTGCTGATGTTTATATAAGTGATACAATACCTTCAGTAATCACAAACACTTCACTTCCAACAGCTACTTTTAAAACAACACCTAACAATGCAGGAGTAGGAATATTTGATTTCAAACAAGTAGTTGAAAATTATGTAAGTGCAGATAATATGGC